TTACCTCCTTAACAATCCGTAGATATCTCTCTGTACATCTTCTATGCTTGCTACGACAAAATTAAGATCGCTTTTTATGGTCAACTTATCATCGGTAACCACTAAGATAGTTGGGAATATCGCTAGGTCTAATTTTTCTGTCATTTTCAAGACTCATTCGCCTCCATATAAATTATTATATGTTTTCGATTAAAATGCTATGAATAATTATTACCATATAGCATATTTTTTATGCTCAAATAATAAAATAATAGGTTTTACCCCTTGATTTATTACCATGCATGGTATATTATTACCGTATGATTTACTTACATGGTAAATATTTCGTATAGAGGGGAGGTTTACATATGTTCAAGAATCTCAGGGCAGAGATGGCGAGGCTCGGCAACATCGACGGCAAGACCATCGCAAAACAGATCGGCATTACTGATCAGGCTTTTTATGACAAGATGTCAGGCCGGACGGAATTTAAGCTGAAGGAAATGCGGGGAATTAGGGATACGTTTTTTAAGGGCATGACGTTCGATTATCTGTTTGATTGTGAAAAAGTTAATTAAAGCCATGTCCATCGAGGAACTGGCCGTCACCATCATGTGCCCAAACGAAACAGGCATGGCGGATATCGACTGTGATCGGCCGGATGATTGCAATTGCCGCGTGTGCTGCGTGGGATGGCTGAAAGAGGAGGGAGAAGAGGATCCGCCGATTAAATTATCTAGGGCCAAGTAATGAAAGGAGGCATAACCATGCTAAAACAACTCATCGAATTCGCATCCGGCCAGCTCAGCCAAGCCGAACTCCGCGAAGTACTTGACCTAGCCACTACGGACATCCGTGTCAATCGCCTCGGCTTTGGCAAGCGGACAAGCATCCGGCAGGCGATCGAGATTGCGGGGATATGTAAAACGGTGATAGGGAGGTGACGACATAAATGCTTGAACAACAAAAAAGCCCGCAGGTGTTAGCGCACCTATCGGACTCAATAAAAATACTATCTGATACCAGTATATCACAAAGTGAGTTGATTAGAACCCTCTGCGATGGGGATTTATCCACGACTAACTACGCGGTCAGCGCATTAAGGCAGGCTATCCGAGTACATGATCTAGTAGAGGAGTGATGGCAATGCGGAGACAGTGCGTATCCTGCCGTAAAGAGTGGTCTGTCAGCATCAAAACCAAGCAAAAGGACTATGTTTGCCCAAAGTGTAGCAAGCGAAAGCCTCAAGCAAAGGTAAAGCCTCTTGCGAGCTACTGGCGCAATCGATGCAAGGAGGAGCAAAGGGTTGTTTAGGCTAATAATCTTTGCCCTGTCCCTACTCCTGCTACAGCCTGGACAAGCCTGGGCTCCGGAGTACGCAGATCCGCCTAGGCCGATGGTAGCAGAGGTAAGCAGAGGCGCACATGAGCCGACGATAGAGCGCAGAGTGATGCGAGTTACTGCCTATACCGATGGATATGAGTCCACGGGCAAGCATCCGGGCGATCCAGCTTACGGCATCACAGCCAGCGGTCAGCCGACGCAAGAGGGCAGGACCATAGCAGCAGATAGGTCAATCCCTTTTGGTACGGAGGTATATATACCGGAGCTGGGCGGTGTGTATGTTGTCGAGGATCGCGGGGGAGCCATAAGAGGGGACCGGCTGGATCTCTACATTGAGGATTTAGACAGAGCGCTTGAGTTCGGGGTGCAAGATCTCGAAGTGTTTATCAAATATTAGTGAGGTGTAATCGTGAGTATAAAAATCAATAAGTTAGAAATCGAAAATGTTAAGCGTGTCAAGGCAGTCAAGATAGAGCCGTCACCAAGCGGGTTGACTGTCATTGGTGGTAAGAACCGGCAGGGCAAGACGAGTGTATTAGATAGTATTGCTTGGGCTTTAGGGGGTGAGAAATACCGCCCGACACAAGCCCAGCGAGAGGGATCAGTAATACCACCATCTTTACACATTGTTATGTCCAATGGCCTTGTGGTCGAGCGTAAAGGCAAGAACAGCGATCTTAAGGTAATCGACCCGAACAGACAAAAGGGCGGTCAACAGCTCCTTAATGAGTTCGTTGAGCAGTTAGCCATAGACTTACCAAAGTTTATGCAATCTACTGCAAAGGAAAAGGCCAATACTCTGCTACAAATAATCGGCGTGGGGGACAAGCTCTATGAGCTGGAGCAAAAGGAACAGGAAATCTATAACCGGCGCAGGACTATCGGTCAGATTGCAGATCAGAAAACGAAATTCGCGAAGGAACAGCCTTTTCATGCGGATGCGCCTAAGGAACCAATTTCAGCTTCAGAACTGATTAAGCAGCAACAAGCGATACTTGCTAGGAACGGTGAGAACCAACGTAAAAGAGATCAGGCTTTGGCGCTCCATGCGGAAAGAAATCGACTTGCAGAAAAAGTGAATTCATTAAAGGAGGAGCTTGAAAGATACGAAAAACAGCTTATCCAGGTAGATATGGACATGGAAACCGCTTACAAGACCTCTGAACAGCTGCACGACGAGTCAACCGAAGAACTTGAAAACAATATCACTAATATTGAGCAGATCAATGTTAAGGTCCGGGCCAACCTCGATAAGGACAAGGCCGAAACGGATGCGCTGGAATACGCTAACCAATATGATTCTTTAACGGGCGATTTAGATAAGATTAGGAAGGCAAAAATCGACCTGCTGCAAGGCGCCGATTTACCACTGGAGGACCTGTCTGTTGTGGATGGTGAACTAACTTATGACGGATATAAATGGGACAACATGTCCGGAGCCGATCAGCTTAAGGTCTCCACAGCGATTGTCCGCAAACTCAACCCCAAGTGTGGATTCGTGTTGCTAGATGGATTAGAAGCTATGGACATTGATACGCTGAATGAATTTGGTACCTGGTTAGAACAGGAAGGCTTACAAGCCATTGCTACACGGGTAAGCACTGGGGATGAATGCAGCATTATTATTCAAGACGGTTATGTAGTTGGTGAAGATGAACCGGTGCAGGAAACACCAAAATGGAAAGTGGGTGAGTTTTGACGCCATGCGCTTAATTGACTTAACAGGAAAACGATTCGGAAGGTTAGTGGTTGTTAAGCGTTCCGAAAATATTCATGGTCGTGTAGCGTGGGAATGCCTATGTGATTGCGGCAATATAAAGAAGGTTACATCTAACGATCTTAAGATGAAATCTGTGCAATCATGCGGTTGTCTTAAAAGGGAAATTGCCGCCGCTAAAAGTAAGCAGGCAGGAATAGTGCGAGGCGAACAACTTACTAAACATGGGCTACATGGAATACGGCTTTACGGCATATGGAAAGCAATGCGTGACCGTTGCAATAATTCAAATTCAAAAGACTATGCAGATTATGGCGGAAGAGGTATTAGCGTTTGTAAAGAATGGGATGATTTTTCAACTTTTAATACCTGGGCAATGAATAATGGATATAATCCTAATGCATCTTTTGGAGAATGTACCATTGATAGAAAAAATGTAAATGGCAATTATGAACCATCAAATTGTAGGTGGACCAACTTAAAAACTCAGGCAAACAACAGAAGGCCGAGAAGAAAGGCGGTTATTTAATTGGAAATATCAAGGGGTAAAATCGAAGGGCCCCAAAAAATTTGTTTGTATGGCGTTGAGGGCATAGGAAAAAGCACTTTTGCCAGCATGTTCCCGAATCCTATTTTCATAGATACCGAGGGCAGTACTAAGCATATGGACGTAGCGCGAACCAAACCGAATCCCAGCAGCTGGGCCATGTTACTGGAACAGGTTAAGTATTTCAGGGCCAACCCAAAAGAATGCGATACGTTAATAATCGATACTGCTGACTGGGCCGAAAGATTATGCAAAGAAGAAATTCTCTCAAAGGCTCAAAAAGATAGCTTATCAAAATTTAGCCATGGCCAAGGTTATGTAATATTATTTGAAGAATTCGGCAGGCTTTTAAATCTACTAGAAGAGTTAGTCGAAAGAGGTATAAACGTAGTAATTACGGCCCATGCAAAAATAGTTAAATTTGAGCAACCGGACGAGATGGGAGCTTATGATAGGTGGGAACTAAAGCTTGAAAAGAAAACTGCTCCACTAATCAAAGAATGGTCCGACATGATTCTGTTCGCAAATTACAAAACTTTTGCCGTAAAGGGTCAGGATGAGCGAAAAAACAAAGCCCAAGGAGGCAAGCGTGTTATGTACACCACCCATCACCCCTGCTGGGACGCCAAGAACCGCCACGACCTACCGGATGAATTACCGTTTGAATACCAGGCGATTGCTCATTGCATACCACAAATCGGCAAGCAGGAGCCAAAGCCAGAGCCTAAGTCGGAGCCGGAGCAAAAGACCATCTTCCTGGACGACGATCCGGCCTTGAAGAGAAATGACAGCACCACAACAACGCAACAATCAGAACCGGAGCCACCTAAGCAGGAAGAACAGCCCAAGCAACCAGAGCAACCA